CGAACCCCAGCCGCGAGACAGCACGCCCCGCGTGCTGGGTGAGGTCAGATTCCCTGGTACCGCTCATTTCCACGTCTCCCCGTCTCGCCTCTGGCGATCACTGGCCAATCTCTGATATTCTCAAGATCCTTAAACGTCTACACCTTTCGAAAACACCGTAGCATCCCTACCACAAAACGTCTACACCGGCGACTCCCTGTCGCCCTAAAGGCGCTCGCCATCCCAGTGAGTGAAACATCTACACGTCTGGAGCCACGACATGACGCTGTACGGCCGGATCGCCCACGATCTACGCGAATCCATCCAGGGCGGGGGGGTCCTCCCTGGTGACACCATCCCGTCCATCCGCGAGCTGATGCAGCGCTACAACGTCGCTCGCGACACCGTGCGCGACGCTGTAGCCGTGCTCACCCACGAGGGGCTGGTGATCCCCCGGCAGGGCATCGGCACCATCGTGCGGGACGTCCAGCCGCTCGAACTGCACTCCGAGCCCGACGTGGCGCCCCGCACCTGGGCGGAACAGACTGGCGAAGCTGGCGTCGATCTGGTTGTCGTCAGCGAGTGGGAGGACGCGGATCCCGACACGGCCGGGCGCCTGGGCATCGCCTCGGGGGCCTCGGTGCTGCACCGGGTGCGTCACCAGACCTACGCGGGCATCATCGCGCAAGTGATGGAGCAGTGGATCCCGTACGAGATCGTGACCGGCATCCAGGAGCACCTCGGCCTGGACTTCACGGACCTGGACGCTGTCAACGCCTATCAGGGACCCAACCTGTTCGAGCTGATGGCAACGGTGGGGCACGCACCGGTGCGCACCACCGAGGCCCAGTCCGCGCGGATGCCGCGCCCGGATGAGCGCGAGATCATGGAGATCCCCGCCGGTGTCGCCGTCCTGGTCACCGACCGGCGCACCCTGGAGAAGGGCAAGCAGCCCGTCGAGGTGTCCCGCATGGTCGGCACCGGCGACAGGATCAGCGTCAGCTACGACGTCACACTGACGTACTGATCCCCCGGTGCGCCAGGCTCAGTGCTGCCCTCATCGTCGCGGGCGGTATCTGGCGCACCGGGATGATCGTCACGCCGCCGCCGACCAGGGCAGCGCCAGTCCGTCGCCTATCCGGCGGGTCACGACGTGCAGGTGCAGGTGTAGCACGGTCTGAGTGGCCGCCGCGCCCTTCGAAGTGATGATGTTCGCCGCATCCAATTCTGCGGCCAACTGCGCCGCGCATGTCATCGCGCGGCCTGACACCGCCGGATCCTGCCCGACGTCACGCACGTGAGCGTGCGGGATGACCAGGATATGTCCGTTCTCGACCACTGGATTCAAGGGCACGATCGCGATCACGTCATCCCACCGGCGCACCACGGTAGCCGGTGCCCGCCCGGCGGCGATCGCGCAGAACGCACAGTCCGTGTCAGCTTCACCGGTGATTGCCATGAATCCATGAAGCCTCGGTCGCAGCGTTTCGACCAGGCGTTTCCAACGCTCTGACGGAGCTGGAAACGGGAGACGTCCCAGGCGGATCACTGTCGCACCTCCACCGCGATGACGTCCGCGCCCGGGCCACGCTTACCCTGATCTCAGCCATGTAGCTAGCCCAGCCGAATTAACTAGGCTTGTCTAGCATAACGCCAGTTGGGCGCGGCCAGATCAATCCGGGCGCGGCTACCGCTGGTCGCGTTGACGCCCGGCTACCCTCGCGCTCGACCTGATCGTGTGCAAGGGGAGGTGCCCGGCGTGGCGCAGCGGCGATTCCTACCCGCGTTGCGGGACCGGTTCGCCCCCGCACTGGAGGCCAAGGGGCTCGCCGACCGGGTGCGCGCCTCCGCCTCGGCCTACGTCGTACCCGGCGTGCCCTACCGCCAGGACTGGTCCACCAAGCGGGCGGTGGACGAGGCCTATATCTACAACCCGACCGTGTACCGGTGCGTGGACGTACTGTGCGCCAACGCCATCGGGCATCCGGTCCAGCTGCGCCAGGGGGATCCCGAGGACGGCGCGATCATCGACACCGCCCACGACCCCAGCCGGATCCTCTACACGCTCAACCGCCGGGCCAATCCGTGGGAGAGCGCCCGGATCTTCAAATGGCGACTCGTCGCGCAGTTCGTGCTGTCGAGTAAGGGAATGTTCGTTGAGGTGATCCGGTCACGCGGCAACGGACTGGGCATGATCAACCTGCTCGACCCGGACCTGTGCGAGATGGTCCCCAACCCGATCGACCCGCTGCACGCCTTCCGGATCCAGACGCCCAACTCGCGCGGCGGCTACGACTACCTGCCCCGGTTCGATCCCGCCAAGAGCGCCACCGAGCAGCCCTCCTCGATCCTGTGGATCCGCAATCCGCACCCGACGATCATGTGGAACGGGACCTCCCCGGTGCAGGCCGCCGGACTACCCATCGACCTGGACAGGTTCGCGCGGCTGTACAACCGGAGATTTCTCCAGAACGATGGCCGACCCGGCGGCCTGCTCTCGATCAAGGGCAGCGTGTCCGGCCCGACCCTGGAGCTGATCCAGGCGCAGTTTCAGGGCGGCCCGGAGTCCGCCGGGCGCACCACGGTCATCCAGGCCGACGCGGTCAGCTACGCCGACACCTCCGGCAGCCCTCGTGACACCCTGTGGGGCGACACGATGGACCGCTCCCAGGCCGACATCTGCCTGGCCTTCGGCGTGCCACTGTCGGTCCTGGGCGACGCGTCCGGCCGGACCTTTGACAACGCGGACGCGGAGTACGCCCAATTCTGGGAGCACCGGATGCTCAACCTGATCCGCTCTCTGGATGATCAGCTCGACGTACTGACCGGCCTGCTCGGACCGGACGTCTACCTCCGGACCGACCTGTCCAAGGTTTGGGTGCTGGGCCGCTATGAGCGAGAGAACCAGGATCGGATTGCCGGCGACCAGGCGGCCGGATACCGCACGATAGACGAGGTGCGGATCGCCAAGAAGCTGAAACCCTTCGGCGTGCCCGCCACCCGCGTGCTGTGGATACCCATCGGCAAGGGCGCCGTGGCCGATGCGGAGCATCCCCACGACGCGAAAGAGGCCGCCGCCGCGCCCATCGCCGGGCCGGTCACCGCCGACTCGGCCGGATCGGGCATGGCCCAGATCGGCGCCGCGCCCGGCGCGTTCGGCGCGCCGGGCGACGCCACCGGCAGCGGCACCGGCATCGACGGTGCCGCCTCGGACGCGGCGAATCTGCGCCTGGTCGGCGGCAGTGGTCAGGACGCCCCCGCGCTGGAAGCCATGGCACTGCCGGTGGGCGAGCTGGAGGAGGGTAAGCAGGGCCGCCCGCGATACGGCGGCTCCGGACACGGGGCCCGCCACACCGCCTGACGTTTCGCCGCGCAGTGCTGATGAGCTGCCCGACTACTCTCCTGGCGACCTCACCGTCACCGAGGCGCATCCCCGGCCAGCACCCGGCCCCGCCCGGGATGCTCTCGTGGTCGCCTCCCAGGCCCGCATCGGGGCCGCCCAGGATGCCATGACCGCCGCACTGGATAGCTACCTGACCCGGCTCAACGGCGTCGTCGTCTCGCGGGTGAAAGGCCCTCGTGCCCGCAAGGGCACCCGCTGGTGGGGCGAGTCGGCCAAGAGCTTGTACCTGCCGATGCCCGGCGGCACCGCCCTGGAGACCAAGGCGCTGGACGCGGCTTACGCACTCCCGGGCAAATTGGTAGCCGAAGCGGCGGACGCGGCCCGCCCGGTCGCGCTGCGCGTGGCCTACGATGCCGCCGCGCACACCGCTTCACAGCTGGGGGTGTCCGTGCCCGCCGGGAACGGCGGCCTGTTCGCCGTGGATCATGACGCCCTGAACGCGGCGATAGAGACGGCCGTGGGCCGCATCCTGGACGTCGCCCAGCACCACGCCGTGGTGGTCCGTCAGGCCATCACCGCCGCCGACTCGTCGGCCGAGACCCTGGACGAGGTGCTCGACCAGATCGAGGCCGCGCACGCCAAGGGCGGCAACTGGCTGAGAATGTCAGGCCGGGCACTGACCAACGCCCTGATCCAGGATGCCGCACTGAGTCAGGCCCGCGCGCTGGGCGCCACGCACGCCCAGTGGCTCTCACGCCGGGACGACCATGTGCGGCCCACCCATGCGGCTGCCGACGGCCAGGAGCGCCCGATCGGCGACAAATTCCAGGTGGGCAAATTCGCACTGCTGCATCCCTGCGATCCCGCCGACCTGCCCGAGAGCTGGGAGGAGATAGCTGGCTGTCGCTGCGCGCTGCGTATCCGGCCACCAAGCGACGAACATCGTGCCGCGCTGCGCGTGCTGGCCGCGACACAACCCGGCCAGCCCGGGCCCGGCGCCGCGACACTGCTGGCCGACGTGGCCGCCGGTGCCCGCGAGCTGCCCCCTGTGGCCGGGACGAAACCCGATCGGCCCGTTGCGACCGGGGCGGCACCGGGCGCCAGCGCCCCGTCGGCACCGGGCGTGGTCACCACCGGTGGCCGGGACGCGGTCGCGCCGTTGGCCGCAGGGCCGGGTACCCGGCCCGCCGGTGGCTCCACGGTGCGCGAGGTGCCCACACCCGCCGGTGTGCCGTCCGTGAACGGGGTCGCGCCGGTCGCCTACCAGCTCACGACGACCGCGCCGGTGGTCGCCTACCGGGGATTGGCCAGCGCGGTGAACGCCGTGGCGGGTCAGCAGATCGTGTCGAGCGCCGCCGCCGTGCTGGGCCTGACCGCACCGGCCATCATCGCCGAGGGCGCGCCGGTGCTGGCGGTGCTCATTCCGGCGGGCGTCCTGCTGACCGTGGCTGCCGGGATGGTGATCCTGCCGCAGGGGCAGCCACTGGAGGTGCTGGCCAGCGGCCCGGCCGGTGTGCAGGCCCAGCCCGCTCAGCTAGATTCATCGTCATGACCAGCGTCATTCGTCGCGGCACCGCGACGCGCCTGGGGATCCGTCAGCCGCGTCGTTCCCGCGCGCCGCGCCCGGTCCGGCGCTGGCCGTGGTCGCCCACCTGGCGTGACTACGCCCTGGCTGGGTAGCGAACCAGCGCCTGTCCCCCGACACGCGTAACCCCCCGCTCCGTCGGGGGACAGTGCGGGGGGTTACGCGATCACCGATCATCGAGAGCACCAGGGTAGCGCATCGCTCAGATCGGAGCGAGACCGGCATGCCAGGCGGTGTGCGTACCGGTGTCGGGGTGCAGCACCAGGGCGCCGCACGTGTCGCAGGTGACCAGCACCCGGTCGGCGTGGTCACCAGGCCATATCGCCTGCGGTGAGTCCAGCACCATCGCGGGCAGCGTGTATCCCTGCGGCGCGGTGATCACGTCAGGGGCATCAGGATCGTCCGGTTCGGTCATGGCCATGATCCTGCCGGTCGCGACCCGCGCGCCTGACCGCGAAACGGGCGAGGACGCGGCCATGATGTCGCCCGTGGCGACTCGTGATCCCGAAGCTGATGGCCCCATGACCTCCGGCATGGTCGCGCTGGTGCCCTCGGCGGGCGACGCGGCGAAGATGGCGGTGCAGGACGGGGAGGATCCCGCCCAGTTGCACGTGACGCTGGCCTACCTCGGCGACAACGCGTCGGACGACATGACACCCGAACACCAGTCCGCGCTGCATCAGGTGATGGGCGACCTGGCCGCGAGCGTGCCGCCGATTCCGGCCCGGGTAGCCGGGCACCTGCTGTTCAATCCCGACGGCGGCCCCGACGGCGACCGCACGCCGTGCGCTGCCTATCTGGTGTCCGATTCGCCCGACCTCACTCCGCTGCACACCGCCGTGTCACAGGGTGTGGGCGACACGCTGCCCGACGTCACGCAGCACACCCCGTGGATCCCGCACATCACCGGCGCCTACGACCGGGGCGCCGACGCACTGCACTACGCCGGGCCGATCACGCTGGGCGCGCTGCGCGTGGCCATCGGCGGCCAATCGCAGGACTACCCACTGACCGGCTCGACCGACGAGGGTCAGGACACGGGCGACGATCCGGCATTCAGGAATGACGCCGACAACCTGAACGACGATCCGGAGGATTCAGGAGAAGCTGAGACCGACCGCGAGGAGAAGGCGGCCACCGGCGCGCCGGAGGCCGGGCAGACGGTGGCGATCAGCGTGGCCGAGCTGGACGCGGCCTACGCGGACCGGGCCGACCTCGACGTGGAGACCAAGGACGGCCAGCCCGCCGCGAACACGATGACCGACGGCAGCTACCCCATCAACCATCCCGGTCAGCTCAAATCGGCCGTGCACGCCCTGACCGCCTATCAGGTGGACAAGACCAAGCGGGCCGCGCTGCGCAAGCACGTCATCCACCACGCCGCGCGGCTGCACGCAGGCAACATGGTGCCCGACTCGGTCCGCGACGAGAAGGACGACGACAGCAAGGACGGCAAGGCTTCCGCGAAGACCAAGGCGACCGGCACGAAGGATGCCGCGCCCGGAATCGGCGAGCTGGAGACCAAGAAGGTCGTCGCCAGCCAGGCCGGGGTGAAGCGCTACGGCAAGCCGATCGGCACCCAGCTGGGCACCCCGCGCGATGCCGCCGCCGCGAAGGCCCAGCAGAACGGTGACGCCGTCAACGCCTACAGGGATCTGCTGGCGGGCAAGACCGGCACGGTGGAACCGCTGGGCACGATGGACACCGCGAGCCTGGAAGATCTGACCCGCGTGGCCTACTCCTACAAATCCACCGACCCCAAGGTGGTGGCGCTGCGCATCCACCTCGCGAACGAGCTGGCCAGGCGGGGACTGAAGGCCACCAGCTACGGCGCGCTGGGTGGTGGTGGCGCGGTGAAGCCCGGCAAGCGGCGCACGCACACCGGCCTGCCCGCTGGCGTGCGGGCGCCACACCAGGAGAAGTCGGCACTGGACGCGGCGGAACTGGAGTACAAATCCACCTACACCGCCGAGCAGCGTCGCGACATGGCCAAGAAGGGTCACGCACTACCGGATGGCAGTTATCCCATCGCGAACAAGGCCGACCTGCAATCGGCGATCAAGCTGCGCAACCACGGCAAGGGCTATGCGAAGGCGACGGTGCACAAGCACATCGTCAAGCGCGCCAAGGCATTGGACGCCGCCAGCGCGCTGCCCGATGACATGATCGAGTCCAAATCGCTGTCCTGGGACGGCGCCAGCGATGCTTTCACCGCCGGTGTGCTGCTGGGCCTGGCCGGGCTGGAGCCCGCGCATGCACTGGAGATCAAGGCCGGGCCGCCGGGACACACCTTCGCCTCACCGGATCCGGGCGCGACGAAGCTGCGCAAGTACTGGGTACGTGGCGAGGGTGCACTCAAGATCCGCTGGGGTACTCCTGGCGACTTTGATCGATGCGTCACGCAGATGACCAAGTACGTGGGTGAGCGCGCCAAGGGCCTGTGCAACATCTACCACCGGTCCGCGCTGGGCGTGGCGCCCGGCCAGGAAGACAAGGTCGGTGGCGTGGCCAAGAAGGTCGCGGCGCTGGCGGGAAAGTCGATCGCACTGCCTGGTGATCTTGAATTCAAGTCCGCGAAAGAACTCTGGATCTCTGATCCCGCCGGAGTGGACGGCTGGCGCGCCTACGCCCCGGCCTGGGAGGCCGACACCGCGCTGATCCAGGAGATGAAAGCGTTCGCGCCGAATGCCGCGCCTCCCGGCCGAGAGGATCAGGCCAACACCGACGCCGACCCGGCCAGCGACGACGACCTGATGTCCTCTTTGGACTCCTACGCGGCGATGGTGCCACAGCTCTCCGCCGAGGACGCCTACGAAGAAGGTATCGCCGAAGATGTCCCGTGGGCGCTGGAAGCCCAGGGCGACCTGACCGATCCGACCCAACCGGGATCGAACCTCAACCGGGACACCAATCCCGATGGCGATATTCCCGACTCCGATGATTCCGGCCTGGACGTGGACGGCAGCGCTGACGTCGCCACTCCTGACATGGATGCGGCTGACGGCGATCCGCTGTTCGACGAAAGTGACGAGAAGGGCGATCGCGCCCAGAACGATGACGTCACGCCGGACGGGGACGACGGCGAGCCCGACACTGATGATCAGATCCCCCAGGTCGCCGAGCTGCTCGCGGCGCTGATGGCCGATCAGGATGCCGAAGAAACCGGTGCGCCCGGCGACGACAACGACGCCGGGCAAGCCCAAGAAGACCAGGCGGAGACGAGGCCTCGTCATGCCACCGCGACCGCATGAGGAGCACACGCCGATGACCGTGCCCGCAGGGCTGGAATTCAAGGATCTCGCCCCCGCCCTGCGGCGGGCACCGCTGGAGATGAAGACCGCCGCCGTGCTGCGACCGGCACTCTCCGGCGACCACACCATGCCCGGCTCGACCGGCACCGGCCCGGCCCGCCTGGTCACCGCCGTGGTCGCGGTCACCGGCATTCGTGACAACGTGGGCGACACGATCACCCCGGGTGCTTTCACCAAGACGCTGATCATGCGCCCCCGGCCGAAGGTCTGCCTGGGCCACGACTGGAACCGGCCCATCGGCCGCACGCTGGAAATCAAGGAGCTGCTGCCCGGTGACCCCGGCCTGCCGCCCACCACCTACGACGGTAAGCCCTGGCCTACGCAGGCCGGTGCGCTGCTGGCCACGTACGAGCCGGATCCGAGCAAGGACGGCGGCGACGCCTACGACACGGCGAAGTTCTTCGGCCCGACGGAAACCACCTACTCGATCGGCTACAAGACGATCAAGTTCCGGCCGGACCCGGACGCCGCCCGGCATCTGGACGAACTCGACGTCTTCGAGTACTCCCAGGTGCTCGTACCCGCGCATCCGCTGGCCGCGCTCCAGGACATCAAGGCCGGGACCGACCCCGGCCAGATAGAGGTCAAGATCGCGCAGGTGCGCGACACCGCGTACTGGGGTGAGCCCTACGGCACGCCGATCGGTCCGCACATGCACCCGCACGGGCCGAAGGCACGCGAGGAACGCCGCGCCGGACGGGTCCCTTCCCGCAGCGTCGGCATCGTGGACTCCGCCTCACCGGCCAGGCAGCCCGTCGGCCCGGTTGCGGTCAAGCCAGGCGAGCGGGCCGCCGAACTGGCCGGGACCGGCCTGTTCGCCGAACCGGCTTCGGACAAGCGGGTCCTGCCGCATCCCACCCGCGCCAAGGGCAGGGAACAGGGCCACATCGACGCGCTGGCCGCCCAGGTCGCGGCCGGTAACGCCGATCCCGACGCCGAGGACGAGGACCGCGCGAAGATCGACAAAGCGATCCGGGGCCTGCTGGACGAGGCGATCACGCCCGGCGAGGTGCGCGAGCGGCTGGCTGCCCACCCCTCGATCGAGGCCGCCGCCGGGCAGCGCAACTATCAGGAAGGCGAGCCCGGCGACTACGCGCCCGACATCAACCGGGTGGGTGACGACTACGCCGCGCG